TCTCAGCTTTAGCCTCTGTTTGTCGCTTTTGCCATGCTTCAATTACTGTTGCACGTTCAGCGGCAATCTTTGCCTCTGCTTCAGACCGTTTCATTTGCTTCACAGCATTTTCAGCAGACCATTCACTAAGCGCTTTTGCGTATTCAAATGCATCGGCAAATTGTGATGGTTGAGGCTCTGCGTCTGTGTCAAAAGTCTGTGTGGGACTATTGGCTTTTTTCAGTTCCTCAATCTGCTTCTCAAGATCACTAGCCCTTTGACGCTCACGTTCAGCTTCCTGACGTGCCATATCTCTGGCTTTAGTTACCTCATCGAACCGCATTTTGACTTTGGGGTTGGGCTTTCCATCCTCTGTCGTTTTAGGCTCATCATCTGCCTTTGGTTCACTCGCCTGATTTGTGTCTACTGGCTCTGTTGGAGTATTCTCGACAACAGCCTCAGTAGACGCTTCAGTTGCTAAACCAAGTTTATTGGCATAAAACTCACCTGAATTTTCGCTGGTGATTACATTACTTGCTTCTCTATCAGCCATGATTTCTCAAGCTCCGATTTTGTGCTGGTGTGCCTCACCAGTAAGGTTTAGGGCAATATAACCCGAAATTACTCAAGCGTCAAGCGTTTTGAGGTTGATTTGCCTCAACATCTTTGTTTGCTTTCTTTTCATTTTTTGCTTGTTGTTCATTTTCCATTTTGAGCTTTTGCTCCAAACGCCTTGTATCCATGTGATGTAACAGCAAATCTGTGAATGCCTCGATTTCAATTTTGTTTTGAGCCGTAGTAGCACGGGTATTTTGGTCGTCAACTTTGACTTGCGCCATTGTTTCTACTTCATGCGCTTTGTTGGTTTGACGCATCAATTCTCTGCTTGTTTCAGCTTGTTCTTGCATCTGCTTGACGCTTAAACCGTATTTTAGGTTCATTTGCATAGCCTGAAGTTGCTGTTGTAGCTGTTGAATTGTCTGCTGACTTTGAGCCAGTTGCATTTGTACTTGAGGCGGCACGTTAGACTTGTCATCAATCTGAGCCAATGGATTTGCGGCGGCAAGACGGTCTGCGATGATGTCAGACCCAGGAAAATCCATGTTGCGGAACAGCAAATCACCAGCAGTTTGAAGCAATGCGGGGTCAGCCGTGAAAAGACCCATCATCATTTCCGCACCTTCCTGGCGTTTAGAGTTGAACCCTGGACCAGTATCCATCACAACGTCATATTCACCCACGGTGACATCGTTTAGCACTTTATCGATGCCATTTTCGTCCTGACCTTTTTGATTTACCGTTACCAAATCAGGTTTACCGTCTTCACCGATAATACGTACAACACGCTCTTTGTCGTAAATTTTGGGGATTAAATCCAATATTATTTTACCCGTCCAGCGCAACGACCTTGTGAAATTGTCGTAATAGTGGAAATTCGTCATGTCGATCTGCTGTTGCTGACCTTGTAACGCTTTGCCTGAAATGTTGCCTGTTGGTAGCTGATTTGGGTCAAATACGCCCAAAACATTCTTCAGATCATTGTTAATGACCTCCATTGCACCCATAACACCTGTTGGCGGTGGCTCAGGTTGCTGACGAATTGGCGGGGGTGCGGGCATTCCGTCAATATCTTTTTGTTTGTAGCGCAATACTGGATATGCCTTGATATTGGCGTTTGCCCATTCTTCTGTATGCCCTTCGTCTTGTCCTTCAGCAAGCAACCATTTTGCTTTAGGTGCAAGTGCTACTGATTCTGTTAGCGCAGTAGTCCAAAAGTTGTACATGCGCTGGGGGTCTTTAGCCATTCTGACTAGCCCGTACTTTTTGCGCTTGTTCTCAACTATCAGCTGTTGACCGTACACAGGAATAATTGGAATGTATTTACCAGCCCAAACACCTTCCTCAAGTATTTCCATTCCTGTTAGTTTGCACCAATGAATTGTTTTACGTAATGTTTCTCTTGAATCGACAACGTAAGGCTTTAATTCTTTAGGCAATTTGTCTTCATAAAACTTTTGTCCATCAGCCAATAGTAACAATTTGACTTGTTCCCGCTTGGTGTAAAAGTATTCAGCTATACGAATATCCTCACGCATCACCCAATCAGGGTTTGAATCGCCCGTACCCCTAGTGTTGAACCCAGCTCCGTCTGTTGCCGCTCCAGGATACATAGATTTAAATACTTCTTTCGAGATTACCTCTGTAATCATGCACTTTTCAGCGTCTGAACCATCTGGCATTACGCTATTTGGGTCAAAGTAAACGGTGAAAGGGTTTGTAATTTGCTTGATGTAGATGTCTTGGTCAAACGAATCTTCCCTAATGTAATCGGTAACAATCCTCCAATAACCCCAGCCCATGCGTACTTGAAAGTCATTGGCGTTGTCATAGGCTTGGTCAGCGTCAGATTGAACTTCAATATGCCTGAATATTCCTGAAATAATGTCTGCAACCTTTTTGTCTGAATCGTTGTTCATCCCGTGGCATTTCATACGGGGTTTTTGCTGACGAATTTGATTGGTAATCTGCCTTACGTTGGGGTCAATCTTGTTGATTGTTAGGCAAGGTCTTGCTTCCAATGTACGACTGTTCTGAATCTCGACAGGCCATTGGTCTCCAGCGGCAAATTTTAGGTCTTCAAGCGCCTCTTGACGGTTGTTGGAATCAGCGTCTGAAGCAAGTCTAAGATACTCTTGCGCTTCTGTTATACGCTCATCAAATTCTTCAGCTGTGTATGTACTTGCCATAATCATCCCATCCAACTTGTAGGTATTTGCATCGTTGCTTTTTGTCTAATAGGTTTTTTAGGTTCGTTTATCATCAGCCCAATATACCTAAAGGCATCAGCACCATGACTGTATTGATCGTGTAGAGGCGTTTTGCTAAACATTCCCGTCTCAGGGTCTACCTCATAGCGATAATGTCTGAGGCATTGTAACCCTTGATGCGTATTTTCTCTATCAAAATAACAATTTGGAAATATCGTACGGGCGGCATTGATTGAATCTACAACAGGCACTCTTGGCACTATACGGGTTTTGTAGCCTGAAGCTCGGACAATTTCTTCAATACTGCGACCATTTCCAGCCAACGTTTTGTTCTCAGCGTCATGAGGCAACCAAAGTGTGTCATATACATACCCGAATGTTTGTAATTGAGACAAATACCAACTAATGGTTTGTTGGCTGTTTTCTATGTACCGAATTATCCTTGTTTCCATGCCAATGAACTGAAGTAGCCATATAGCTGTTGCGTCACTCCAACCCAAATCGAATATCGCATGAACGGGTTTGGTCGCATCATAAGGCACACGTGTAATGCGTCCGTCCAATTCTGCCATCTGTAGCTCTTTTGCAAATATAGCCCCGTCAACTGTTTGACGACAAACGCCTTCCCAAACCGTGTTGTACGCTTCAAGGTCACGTGCTTTGAGTGCATCTTTCTCAAGTTTTAGCACCTCTGGAAACCATGGATTGTCGCTCCAGTTGATTTTTTGTACGACAGCGCCATCGGGTGGGCTAATTACCCAGCGCTGATATGTTTCATCCGTCTCCAGCTCAGGGTTGAACGTTATCCATATCTCGCTATTTTCTTTACGAATTGTTGGTATGAGCACGTTGTAGCTGAACTTTGAAACGCTTTGCGCCTCCTCAACCCAACAAATGTCGATGCCTTCATATGATTTTACGTTTGCTACGTTGTTCTTGAGACCAACAAAGGCAAACTCCGTGCCATTTAGCCCTCTAATGCTGTTTTGAGTAATCTCATAGAACGATTCCATGTTCATAGCTATGATTTGATCGCTCAACAGCTTATGCACAGAATCTCGAATGGATGTTTGATATTCACGGGCGCAGAGTATTCTCAGCTGTTTCTTGTATCCCTTGATGAGAAGTGCCCTTGCTACGTTCCAAGACTTAGATGCGCCCCTACCACCCCAAAGTACCCTGTAACGTGCTTGAGCTGGGTTGAATAAGCATTCCAGCTTTAAAGGAAATTCAATCTTGGCGAGTGTTCTGCCAATAACGTCTTTGTCGTATTCGACTACTTCACTCATCTTTTGGCTTTACAAAGGTAATCTGAATGTCGAACGGTTCGCCATCAGCGCCTGTTACTTCGTTCTTGACCGTCTCAGACCAGCGCATTTGTGCTTTTGTCCACCAAATCATTGCTGTTGTATCCCCGCCCATTGCTTTGTTGTAAAGTGATCTAGCAATAGCGGCACTTGACTTAGCCTTACCAATATCCAACTGTTGTCGGTAATGTTTGCGTAGGGTTTTGTCGTCTATGCCAATAAGCGCCCCGATTTGTTCGTGAGGCAAACCAAGTCCAGCCGATATTTCGACTTGCTTTCTATCGTTGTCAGTAGGTACGTGAAGTGCGGGCATTTTTATTAAGGGGAAATAGTTACTTTTCGTCCCAGTAGTTGTTGAATGCTTTTAGGGGATAAAAAACAAGACTGTTTCGGTATCCTCCCTCTTGAGTTGGCACAATCGGTGTGACTCCGTGTACGTTTCGCCATGCTGGGTAGACTAACATTGAATTGTCTCTGCTGTCAACTGTTGCCCCGTAATCTGGTACGGTTGTGTTTCCCCCACGTGCGTTTTTTTTCTTTGCGATGATTACGTTGACGCATCCCTCTAAGTTACCCGCATCCCTATGGAATGGTGCTGGAATGTTGAAATTTGAAATGCTTGACGTAAATAATCTGCCAAATCGGAACTTTGGTGGTACTTTTTCGTTAATGATGGCGAGTTGAGCGTCAAATATGCTCGGTGTTATTTCCCGTATCAGTTCTTCAGATTCCTTACAAGCTAATAGCATTGCTTTGATGAAAGTTTGAGCTGATTGAACTGAATGTAGGCTTGATAAAGACGGATAAGGACGTTTCATATGCGGTCTTGGCGGGGTAGAACCAATTATTGCGCTGTATTGCTGTACCTTTTCGGTTGTTCCTTGTTCTCCTGAAGTACGATTCATCGGTGATTTTGGCACTCTGTCGCTTAGTAGCTCTGCGTTTGCTACGTCCACCAGCTGTTTGAGCTTTCCCTTGATTTCTTTGATGTGTAAGCCTACGGGTTCACCGTCTGCGTAAAAAATGCTGTCTTCCGTGACATTTGGCTCGATATGACCACAAACATCCCCGATTTTGACGTTATGTTCAATCTTGATAAGGTCTACACGTTTCATGTTAGCTCTTTCAAGTACTTTTTGTCGTAATTAGACTTTCTAAAATCCCACAATACGCTCCAATCTACGCCTTGGGGTACGTTTTTACTCATTTTTTCTATTTCTTCCCTGTTTTCGTCTATGTAGTACCCAATGTAGCGTTTACCCAGCTTTGCTTTTTTGTAAGCGCATAAAGTAGTTTCTATTGCAAAAAGGTTTTTGTGATTTATTGTGAGTTTTTCTATTTCGTCAATTATCTTTAGCAATCCCGTATTTAGGTCTTGATAATCGTCTTTTGTTAACTTTTTGTCTACAACGTGCGTGAATAGGTCTTTTCGGTCTAATGCTAATGCTAACCCGTTGCGACAGCTCTCAGCGTTCTTTAAGTCAAGATCAATCGGTATCATTTTGCAGTTAGTAAGCACCGACACCATTTCCAAATAAATAAACATGGTGAACCGACCAAAGGAAAACACGTCAGACATGCTTTCGAACGCATTGGCATAGGTAGCTTTGGGGTCTTGTTTTTTAAACGCATTAAAATGGTTTTCTTGATTTTTACCCACAATTTGACGATAAGAAATGAATGATTGTACAAACTGGTCGTTGCTCCTCACTCGCTGTCTGTCAGTTCCGAACACCAATCGGTATTTGTTTGTTTTCCACCATTTCTCAAGCCTGTCAATGTTTACAGTATTGTAATCAGGAAATTCGTTGTAGATGTAATAGACCGTTGGGGAGCAATCACAAATTCCGTACAAAAATGCTAACCAGTAGCGCTGTTCCATATTTAGCTCAAATCTGTTGGCAACGTACTGTAAACAATCGTTTTGGGGGTCAATATCCCCCGCTAGTGAGGATTGACGGTGATAACTGAGGTATTCAGTCAAGCCGTCCATTTATAGACCTCATTGGCTGTTAGCGGTATCGGTCTAAGCAGACTTCTAATCATTATGTCGGCTGTTGACGCTACATACAAAGAATCGTGTTTGACAGCCCAGTAAGCGGGTCTGTGTTCGTTTCTGAATGCCGTGATTTCATCGCCTTTGAGAAATAGACCAGCAAAGGTTATGTTTCCGTCCAATAAGCGCATTCTGTCTTTAGACTGAAGCATAATTTCGCCATCGTTGTCGCTTTCCATTACGATGTTGTAATTTTTCTCCATTTCGGCTTTTGTTCTCATGTCAATCGTGCCGTTGAATGCCATATATTCATCTTTGAACTTGATTGGCTGATTGTTGGCGTGATCTTTGTAATCCCCGCTAGTGGAGTACCGACAATGTCCAATAAGCAAATTTGGCGTGCCAATGTGACTGATTAGCGCTTTTAGGTTATGTTCTTTGACCGCAGTTATGCCGTTTTTGTCTTTAGCCGCAAACCCGTATGCGTGTTTACCTCTAATTTTTGATTCAAGAAACAGCCGTTTTAGCGTTTTGATTGCCTCATCACTAGGGTTTTTACTAACAAAGCCTATGATCGCACACATATTTTCTTAATTTGTTTGTACACATCTTCAACAGATTGATTGTTGTCAATGATATGAACTTGAAAGTTGTATTCGTCTATCCACATTTTTAATTTGCGAATAAATGAATGATGAGTTTTGTATTTTTGAATGTTGTAGCTGTTAGCGCCCCTAGCTAATGTCCTTGCTTCAACTTCTTTGGGGAATGTGTGCATAACGATGATATGAAGCTCTGTTGCTAGGGATAAACGTTTGAGCATTGGCTCGGTCTGAAAGATGCAACCGTGTATAAACATATCGGTTTTGCTTGATTTGACCTCTTTCATCAGCGTTTGAACGTTTGGGATAGCGTCCAAGCCTGGTTTACCGCCTATAAAATTGAAAATGGGGTGCTCTGCTTCCAGCTTGTTAGCTTGAGTTGTCTTACCGCATCCGTGATAGCCAACCAAGTAATAGCATTTCATGCCTTGTTTTTCTCTTTCCGCAGAAAATCCATAATCATGTAGCCAACATAAGCGTTTTGCTCACGCCAGTATTTCACTAGCTGTACCGCCTCATCGTAATGGTCAGGCTCAAATTCAATTTGAATAGCTTTGCGTACTCCTTGTGCCATGTCATCCAGCTGTTTTTCGATGTCCTCATCGTCCAAAACCGAATAATCTGGCTCATCCAGCTGAAGCTCTGACGGGTCAAATCCAAGCAACTCAATATTGAAGTCTTTGTCCTCCAATTCGCTGATTTCTAGCTTGAGCAACTCCATATCCCATCCAGCATTCATTGCCAACTTGTTATCAGCAATGATGTACGCCTTTTTTTGCGTCTCAGACAAGTGAGACAGCTCTATGACGGGCACTTCCTCCATATCCAATAGCATTGCCGCCTTGAGCCGTCCGTGTCCCGCTATGATGCCGTTTTCTCCGTCAATAAGTATCGGGTTTGTCCAGCCAAACTCCCTGATGCTTGCCGCTATTTGTGCGACTTGAGCATCAGAGTGCGTCCTACTATTGTTAATGTAGGGGATTAGTTCGTTAACTTTGCGCTGTTGGGGGTGTTTCATTGGCGGCTTCAGCTGGTGCGGCTTGTTCTGTTGCTTTTACAACAGCTTGATATTGAGCAGTTGCGTCAGCGTGTAGCTTGGCGTGTAGTTCATCAGACAGCTTTTTAGGCAATTCCATCAATCCAGCCAAAATTGTTTCGACTTCTTTGACAGTTAAACTTTTAAATGTAATCATTTTTTCCTCTTTTGGTCACGTTTTTCGGCTTCGCGTTTTTCGCTGTACGCTATGGCAACAGCTTGTTTTACGGGTTTACCCGCCTTTACCTCAGTTTTAATGTTTTCCTTGAATGCTTGTGGGCTTTTTGACTTTTTTAATGGCATTGTCTAACTCCTCGTTCATTTTGGTGAATAACTTTAGGCTCATTTGAGCCACTTCGACATGATACTTTGAATTCCATGTTTTGAATTCGTCAGTAAACTTGATTGAACCAGCTTTACTGAGAGGGTCATAGCTAACAGTAAAGACTTCTTTCATTCTTGCTCCTCAACAAAACAAACGTCTTGCCAAGACATGACAATCAGGCGTTCGCCTTTGTCTTTAAACTCTGTGTATTTGAGGTATTCGTCTTTGTAATCCTTGGCTAAAGTGCCAAAATAGACCTTATCACCTACATTTAGCCCTTCTGCTTGGGCTTCGTCCCCAACTGCGACCACGATGCCGACAGTATCAACTTCAGCTGTTTGTACATACAGCTCTGATTTGATGCGCTTTTCGGGTTTTACAAATATTTTGTCACGTAATGGTTTCATACTCGTGTCACCTTCCTTGGTCTACCGATTTTGTTTCTGGGTTGTTCGATTTGTTTTTCTCGTTCAACATCCAACATCGGTAAAGAAACAACGGGTAATTCGAGCATTATTGGTGAAAATTCACCGCACCATTCGTTTTTATGACGATTTTGGTAGGACGGATAACGCCTACACGGTGCTATATCTGAACTATTGTTCAACGCAAAGTATGTACAGTCTTTGCAAGTCTTTGTAGAATCTGTCTCAGCCATTCAAAACCTCCTTTTTGTTTGGTCAGAAATGCCTTGGTGCGCTCCCACCAGGGCGTTTCGCTTTTTACATACCGTCCTGAACGTGAGGAATGCGCTTGTGTGAATATACTTCACGCTCCATTGAGCCATCGTTCATTTCACCGCAACGTCCGTCAACACGACCCATATGACTTCCGTCACGTGAACCGATGCCGTCCATTTTACCCATACCTACGCCACCAGCGATGGGCATTTTACGCTCACCAGTAGTGTCGCTAGATAGTGCGGCTTTAGGTGCTTTAGCCCCTGTTGTAGACGGTACGCCGCCCATTTCACGGTCTACTTTAGACGCACCAATTTTTTTTTCGCCTGTACGGTCACTAGCTTTAGCGCCTTTAGGCTCAACTTCCATTTTGGGATAACCCATGATTTTTTCCTTTGCAAAGAAAATAAAAAAGTGGGGCTGTTATACCCCAAAGAGACAACTGCATTATCTCACCGCAATTCTGACACATCAGGTACGGGTACGTCAACTACCCATAACCCTTGTTTTTGCATCAATTGTATGGTTTTTTTGTGGGCATTCAGCCACATCTGCTTACGTTCCTCTGAAGATTTGCGCCCCTGATCTACTTGAACATGACAATAAAAACATAAACTGGCAATCAAATTATCGTCAGCCTTAATGCCACGTCCTTTGCCCCCGCCCCAATTGGTGTGAGACGCAACAACAGTTCCATCGTCTTTACCGCAATGCTGACAAGACAAACAACGGGCGTTTTCTAGCAATTTTTTCGATCTAACATAGGTTCGCTTGGGTATCATGTATGCGCCCTGTCTACGACCCGATTAGTGGCTTCCTCGGTGCGCCAAATCTCTACTCTGAGCCTTGCCGCTTCCATTTTCCATTTTATGGTTTCTTCAACTTCGATTGCGTGACCCAGTCCCATCAGCAATTCAATATATTCAGGATGACTGTATGCTTCCCGTTCTTGCTGGTTGACTGCTGATATGCCTTGTTCCATAGCATCTTTCATCAACAGCGCTTTTTTAGATTTTCTGAATTCCTCAAGATAAACACGCTCTGATTTAGCTTTTGCGTAAACTTTAGCGTTGTCTCTTATAAAATCAACAGCTCTGTGATGAGCATCCATCAAATCTTGTTCTGTCATGTGTTCCTCTCCTTTAATTTAGCTTCTATTGCTCGTCCTACTTCAAATATATTTACACTTCCTTTGATTCCACCTTTGGGGTCAACAACCTTAAGATGACAACTCTCGTCAAAACAATCTTCTATTTGTTCATCAGTCAAACTCACCCATTCTTTAGTTTGTGGTGTGGTGTAAAGAGGCGTTTCATGCCATCCTTCACGACCTGACTTATCCCAACGACTCCAACTAAAAATAGGGTCATTGTCACCATTTCTGTAAACGTAAGCCACCGGCTCATCCTGCTCTGGAGGCTCCCAAAACTCACATTCACATACATATCTATCTTCACTATGACTAGCATTACGAACAAATCCATGTGGTGCATCTGGGTGTGTTTTGCAACCAAAATTGTTTTCTTCTTTAGTCATGTGTTATTCCTTTATTCCGTGGGCGGCTTCAATAAATTCTTTAATAACCTTGGCACTTTTTAACAATCCAATTTTTCCTTGCATCTGAATTGATCCCCCAACAAAAGTTGTGTAGTGGAGAATTTCAGAGTTACCCTTGCGCAATAACAATTCCAAAAATTCGTCATCCGTCAACGGCTTGCGCTCTTGTTTGGGTTGTAAATTATTTGTTACTTTATTAGATGAATCAACGTGCATAGTGACACTTCCTTTATCGTCATACCAAGTAACGCTATCTTGTTCTACACGCATACGACAAATAGGCTCATCTTGCTCTTGCTTCTCTGCCTGTGCAATAGCTTGGCGTAATTCCTCTGCTTTCATTTTTGACAAGCAACTTGCTTCATACATACTTGAGGCTAATGCACCAACACTTTGGTCATAATCATACCAACTTGCTATTTTTTCAAACGTTTCAAGCGCTTGTTTCATTATTTCTTTAGTCATGTGTTGCGCTCCTTAAGAATTGCTTCTATTTTTTCTGCTAATGTCAAATCTGCTTTGCCACCAGAAATTTCAATGTGTTCTTTTTCATCATCCAATAGTCCAATCCATGTGCGTTGTTGTGGCGGGGGATAATCAACTTCTAAGTCATACTTTTCGTGCGAACCGCATCGTTTGCATTCAACGCTAACCGTGTAGTTCAGGGTTTCAGGATCACACCGCTTTTGTTTGGCGTTAATACTTTCTAATAACTCAGCCGCTTCAACAGATACTGGGTCGCTGTTTTCATATAAAGCTTCAATCATTTTCTGAATGTAGATAACTGAATCATCCTGCTCTTTCTTTAGTGCTTCTTCTAAAGTGGAAATAATTTCTTCTGTCATTGCAACACAATCTGATGCCAAATCTTCTTGACCTTTAAATGGCTTAACGTTTCTAAGAAAAACCAAATTTATTTCCAATGCTTCAAAAGCTTGTTTCATTACTTCTTTAGTCATCATTTTCCTCCATAGCATCATTAATTAAATGTTGCTTAACTAATTCCAAACACCCAATTACTGTTGACATATAAAGTGTCTCATCATATTTGTGGATAAGTTCAAACAATTCATCAATAAGACCTTCAGCCAGTTTGCCCTGATTAAGATTC